AAAGCCAATTATAGCATCTTCCCCTGGAATAATGCTTCTGTTCTTTAGTTCTAAAGAGTCCCAAAGTTCTGTAGGAATCCAAGCATCTCCTGTAGAAGTCCATACATTTAAACGCTTTGTCTTAAATTCATTTTCAGGTGTAAGCAAGGCTGCTGAAATCATATCTTCTTCAGACAATATATCATGCAAAGATGGATTGGCTATTTGCCAGTTATCAGGATCCTTATAATTAAGTTTTTCATCCCCTTGGTACCATGCAAAGAAGAAGGAAGGATCTAGAATCTCTCCTTTTGACAGTTGTATTCCTCTTTGAAACATAGAATAACAGACTGAATCTTTACCAGATGCGTCATATTTAGTGCCTGCTGTAGTGATTGCTACAAGCATTGGCTCTTCACGAGCACCCATAGATAGAGATAAAACATCATAAAGTTCTCTATTTGGCTGTGCATGTAACTCATCTATTACAATAAATGTAGAGTTTAAACCTTCTTTTGTGTATGCATCAGATGATAATGCTCTATATACTGACCCAGTTAATGGATTATAGATAGTGTTTTGGTATACCTCTAGTATCTCTTTTAACTCTGGTTCTAGTTCAATCATCTTCTTTACCGTTTTGAAAATGATTCTGGCCTGTTCTTTATCTGCAGCAGCAGAATAGATCTGCCCACCATTGACACCCAAAACTATTTGCTCCAAGACCATTGAAGCAATTAGTGCTGATTTTCCATTCTTGCGTGGAACGCCTATTAAGGCACGACGGTGCTTGAGCAATCCGTCTTCTCTTTCAGCATATAGATGAAGCAACAACTCTTTCTGCCAGTCACGAAGAATAAACTTCTCGCCAGTCTTTCCAGCGATAGAGTCTTCAGTCAAACGACAAAGAGTTTCAATAAAATCAACTACCTCATGTCCACGAGTATTGGCTAACTCAGTTTCTGAGACAGGAGACAAATATGTTGGAGGCCAGTTCTTTATTTTGGTATCCATATTATCCTCTATAGGTTAAAGACAACCTACTCTTTTCAAAATCAATTTCTGTTATCTCTACATCTATTTCATGGCCAACGGTAAATTGCTCAGGAGTCCATTTGCCCATTTTAGATTTGTGAACTAAGCCAGAAAGTAATCCAATTTCAACAAAGACTCCATATTCAGTTATACCTGATACTAATCCCTTGCATACTTGTCCTACTTGTACCTTGGCAAATTCAATATTCTTATCTTCTTTAATTAACTGCTCTAAAAGTGAGCGACGAGAGAGAACTATATTTTTCTTTTCTCTGTCAAATTGAAGGATAATGGCCTCAACTTCATGGCCAACATAGACACTAATATCCTCAACTCTGTTGAGTTCAATGAGTGAACCTGGCAAAAATGCCCTTGTTCCAATATCAACAATGAGGCCACCTTTAACGGCTTTAACAATTCTGCCTACAATTGGATCAGATGTTTCATACTTGAATTGAAGAGTGTCCCATAAAGCATTGACCTGGTTCTCTTTCATAGAGAGAATATACTGATCTTCCTCATGATTTTTAGATATGACCTCTGCCTCAATGACTTCGCCAATAGAGACTACATCGTGAATACTGGCATCCTTCTGAGGAAGTAGTTCCAATCTTGGAATAAATGCCTCAGTCTTATGCCCAATGTCCACGAGTATCCCATCACGACCAATTTGCACTACTGTGCCTTTGACCATTTGGCCTTTTATCAAAGTCTTCATAGAAGCATCTATAGCATCCAGAAACTCTTGTTCTGTCATTGTATTATTGTTCGTCATTACTTATTGGTTCCCCATTTTCTAGAATTACCGTTTCAGGTTCTAAACCATCAGATTCAATTATCTCAGATTCAGAAGCCTTGGCACGATTATGCCTTCTTTCCAAAAGTTTATCAATAGAAGTTGCTGCCCTTACTTCTGCCACACCAAGACGAGATCTTGATATTGGATCAAAGCCAAGAGAAGTCAAGGAATCAGTATAGGCTTTATTAATAGCCACGAAAGCCCTACCGTCATTGGCCTCAAGAGTAGCCATATATTTTGTTCTTGCTGCTTCAGATGCATCTGCCAATACGGCTGCATTATAAATAGCATCAATATCACTAACTGGACTCAGCCAAGTTATGGCCATGCCACATGCTCGTTCCCAAAGTTTCTTTCCATGTTCCTGCAAATTCTCAGGAGCAGGTGGTATTTCTTTCATCATTGGTAAATGCGTAATAGTAGCCAAATCTGGTAATGGTCTTTGACCAGGATTGCCCAACAAACGCTTAAGTTCGTTTGGCTTAGGTGGCCTGCCTGCAGTTGGTTGCGTCATATTTTTTTATTGTCCTTAATGTCCGTTTTGCGTAATTGATACACAATTGTACCATTCCTGGAATATCGCAGAGGAATACAGGAAGGGGCAGTCAGGGTATACAAGAATTAAGCATAATGAGAAAAACACCCGTACCCACTGAATGCCAGGAGGGAGGCAGGGGTTTCTACCTATGCTTATATTATTGTTTATTTAATAGACTTACTTTTTACTTGAATTGCATCTTCTGCATAATATCATTATATTGGACATTATATTCTGTCCTCCATCAGCCAAACTAAGGATATGGTCTGCCGTTAAATCTTTTTGTGATCCACATCTACTGCACCATGGCTGTAGTTCTCTTGCTAATTTACTTAGTCTTTGCCATTCAGAATTATATCTCTTGTTACGCTCTTGTCTGAGGGGATCCCTGCTCTGGATATAATTAATACAGGATTTGCAGGTACTGCCCCTACTCAATATGCCACAGTATAAACAAGGTGTATAGAACTTCCTCATATATATATAACTAATCTAATTCATCTGTAGCAGATGCACACTCTTCACAATTAATATCATTATCATAATTGTCATACTTAACCATAGCCCCTAGGTGTGCATTGAATAGTGTTAATACAGATACTGATGATCTATTCAATAATGTTTCTATCCCGTCAAAACTTAGGCGTTCATCTGTCTGTATTTCTACAAGACATGGCCCTACTGCTAGACTCATATTTAACATGGATATTGACTCCCTTTGATTAGATTACACAGAACATGAGAAGGCTTTATATTATCAATAATATCTGGACCATTCTTGGATGATGGAATAATATGCTCCATTTGTAACCCATTCTCCCAATTGTCTCCAGTTCCTGCAACTCTGGGAGCATTCATATCTATAGGCTTATTACATAAATAACAATTAGTTCCATGTATTGCTAATACTTCTGATTCTTTCCATGGTTCGTGTAGGTTGTTTCTTTTCTGTGCCCTGCGTTTATGGCTCTTCCTACGATAATAATCTCTTTGCCATTCAACATTATCCTGTCTCCAGGCCTTCTTACGACTGCGTTCTTTGTCTCTATTATTATAGGTATATTCTTGTAGTTCTATTCTTCTACATGCTTTGCAATGGGATCTAAATATTATATTACCAGAAGATGTTCTACCATTTGGACTAAAGTAATCTGTAGTCTTGGGATATGTGTTATTACATTTACTACAGGTCTTCATAACTTCCACCCTGATTTTGGGTGCACGAAGTACAGGTGTCTTAAGTATACCAGATTTCTTTTAGTTATCAAAGGTCATGCCTTACTTTAGTGATGGCTGCTATATCGTATAGCCCATTCTTTGTAGGTATCTTATGCTCTCTAACTATCCTGTTAAGATCTATCTTTGACATATTAAGCCATAGACATATAGCATCTACATCCAGCCAAAACCTTCTATGAGGGTTATCCATAGCCAACTGGATTAGCCTATATAGAGTCCATGAAGTCCTACATTTGAAGCATGTTACACCTGATAATATCTTCTCAATGTCTATAACTACATGTGCCTTACAGTCTTCTGTGGGACATGGGATCCTTCTTGGTTTCTCTATGAATCTCTTTGTTACTGATAGTCCTTTAGAGTGGATCTCTTTGACTTCCCCCGCAAAATCTCCAACCCAGTCCTGCTTAAGTGTCCAGTCCAAATGCGATAGATGAAATTTGATTGTTGCAGCAACCTCTTGATCTATCGTTGGCTCTCTCCTAAGCAGGGCTGGCGGAGTTAAACTTCTACCCTTACGAATCAATGCCTCATACTTATGTAAGACTGGCAATATATCTACAGCCATAGAGTAATCCATTGCTGACACATTAAAGCCAATTGATCTTTCAGAGGTAGGTGATCCTGACCCAGTTCTACCTGGAACCAGGAAACCTTTTGCTTCTGATTGTAGTTCAGGGATCTCAGATAGGTTGTCCTTAAGACTGTGTTCGCATTTCCTGCAAATCAATCTTTCATCACCTACTTCATGTTGGCATGTTACACATTCCATCTTAGCCCCCTTGACTGCTTATGCTTTTTCTAACTGCTTAAATAAATCATCAACAGTATTAAAGTTCTTTCCTTCTTGCTTAATGACTAGATTGTCAGACTTATCTGCAATCCATTGTGCTCTCTTCTGTGCCTTCTCAATCTTCTTTGGTAGTAACGCTAAAGGTATTAATGCTATCCATCCAAAGAAACCAACTGCTACTGACCAGATAACTACATCTCGTCCAGACATAAATGCTGTCGCTGCTGCGACTGCTATCCAAAAGAATTCCATCATTTCTTATACTCCTCAGTATACTCCATAAAGCCTATTTGTTCCATCTTCTGATCACAGTTAGAACAGTTACCTACAACCATTCCCTCATACTCAATATCTATTTTCTCATCCTTCTTGCACCAATAGATATTTACTTTGGGCACTCTAGTACCCATTCATAGTTCTTAAAGAACCTTTGTATGCCATCTTCATAGTCCATATGTTTACCTGCTTCTGTACATATAGTTGCTAATGCTCGTTCTAATCTATCCCGTTTGATTTCTGGGGTATCTATAATCTTAGGCATTTCCAACCACCGTAGTCTCAAGTCCAGCATCCTTAGCGTTCTCACCCATCATCTGGTGAATAATAACTCCTTCTTCCCATGCCTCATCAGATACATATGCTGACCTGCTTGTGCTTGGCAGTACTACCATTGGTCCACCTGTGTAAGAAGATAGACCTGTCTGTATAAAAGCCCACTCTCCTTCTGCTTGCTCTGGTGTGTAACCAAAACATAATCTTTCATTTATAAAGTGATCTCTGATTGCATTCATCGTAGTAGTCCCTTCTTAGCAAGTGCAATGTCGTGGTTAACAAGGAATCTAATAACACCTTGCTTTACTGGATTGGTTGGATGTATTTGTCCTGCTTCATACTTACCTACACTGATATTACATGACTGGCAAAGATATCCTCTTGTACAATCTCCACAGTATGGAACTTCATTACAGCATTTGTGATCATGGTCAATTGCAAATGATCCTTCTGTTGTGTGACATATCTGACAGCCCTTTGCAGACATAAGCAAGAACTCTTCAGGTGTTACTCCGTATTTTCTTAGATTGCGTGGTGTATCTACTTGACCAACATAGATCTTCTCTACTCGCTCTGTTCCACCTCTTTTGTATTGCTCATAATGATTTCTGCAATAGTCTAATCCGTAGTGAGCCTTAGTACAATCTTTTACTTGGCATGGTCGCTTATTATCTCTACGACCTTGTAATATTTTTCCAACATAACAAACTTTGCATATTCTATCAATGTAGCCATTGTGTCTATAGTAGTCATTAGTGCTTTTATCCTCTTTGCAATATTTGCATTCTCTTCTTGTTTCCATTATGCAAACACCTCCATATATTCACGGACTGTGATAATCCCTTTGTATTCGTGACATGGTTCGCAGTATTGTGTAGTGGTGTAGTCTATTTCATTGGCAATAAAGCCCTCACAGAAAGCACAGATAATGGCTTCTGGGTTTAGTGTATCTAACATGTATTTCTCCTTTTTCTTCTTTTTATTTACAGTCTCCTGAACTGTATCTCTTAAGTATACCAGAGTTTTCAAACAAAGTCAAACCAGGTATCTTAAATGGCATTTTCCTCATAATCAAGGTCATACCAGCCTGAGCCATGTAGGCTATATAGACGCTTAAAATATGTCTCATATTTATATCTGACATTATCTACTGAATATAGGCTTACTGCTCTTTCATGTATAGTCTTAGGATCAAGGCTTTTTACATCTTCCGCCGCTTTTAAAAATTCCTTGAATGTATGGCATTTGTATCCATTTAGACCATTGATTACCGTTTCAGAATACACTCCCCATGGTGAAGATATTACTGGGGTTCCGCAAACCTGAGCCTCAACATGTACATTCGCAAAGGGCTCTATGTAATATGTTGGAGTAAATACTGCTATAGCCTTACCCATCAACTCAGCCTTTTCTTTACCATAGACTGGACCAATGTGTTCTCCATAAGGAACTTTAAAATTTCCAATGCCTGCAATTATTAGACGCTTGCCTAACTTTTCACATACCTGTGAAGCAACATCAATTCCTTTTCTAGAAATCAATCTGCCTACATATAAATAATAATCTTCCTTCTTCTCTTGCAAAGGATACTTGGCAGGATCTAGATATCCAGGAATCACATCATCGTAAAAGTTTCCATCTACTGCTGTAGGATTCTTATGCATTGCATAAATAGAGTGTCTCCATGCTTCAGACTCAAATACTCTAAATGGGCAGAATGTTCCGCCATATCCAATCCCATACTCTACTCTGAGATTATGAGGGAACTCATTAGCAATACTTACTTGTGTAGAACCAGCAATAAATAGAATAAAGTCTTTAGGCTGTACTCTCTCTTTAATTGCATTTGTAACAGCATTGTTAAAATACTGCCATCCTTCTAATTCTCCGTTATATTCAACATGTAGAAAATGCTTGCCATCTAATAGTGCAAGTCTTTCTTCTTCTGGCATACATGATACGAATTCTGATACATTGGCTTCATTCTCTGTTCCGCCATATAAAATGACTTCATGATTAAGGGAAGTCATCATGTTACAAAAGTTGATTATTTTATTTGTATAAGCACAATTTTCGTACTCTGCTGTGGTATTAGTGGACGGAAGTCCTATGACATGGAATCTCATTTACAATCGCACTGACCTAAAAAGTCATTTAGTAAAACTTCTAATTTGTCCAAAGTAATGCTTAAATCATTTCTTACTTCAACAAGTTCTTGCTTCTGCTCAAAGGTCATCTCTTGTGATTCCTTCTGATTGATTTGATGTATTTGTCCGCCCATTATTTTCTTCCTCCATTTGGTCTCGTATTGCTTGCTTCAAAGCGACTACCCATTGATTAGCCATTTCTAATTGCTCTGGATCATCTGACTCTAAAAATATGTCGTTGTTGTAAAACTTCCATGTGTTCATTTCTTTCCCCATTTCCTAAACAACTTTTTCACATTCTCTATTTTACCATTAATCCAATTATTATACGGAAGTGTATAATGTTTATCATTAGCATATCTAGCAAAGTATCTTCTCATTTATATTGCCTTCTTCCAGGTACAGTTGGATTCTTTGAAATTTTAGTTCTTTTGTTCCTTACCTCAGCAAGAGTAGCACCTATGTTAGGTAGGTCTTTGCCTGGATTTCTTTTTTGATACCTGACTATATAACTATCAAGGTACTCATCAATAACCTGCATAACTTGTTCATCAGTCATTGCATTAAGTTCTGCTGGACTATTATGTTTCCAAAATCTTGATACGAGTCCTGGTTCTTTATTTACCATAATTTACAGTCCTTTGCTAAATGCATCTTGAGATCTGATTCAACATGCCAGAGCATCTTCTGATGCTTTTTAATTCTTCTTGTACAAGCACTACAGTTAATAAAGTTATCTCTATTACTAATAGTCTTCCACCCATTAGTGGTATTTGTACTATCTATATAATCCTTCTCTTTTTTGAAAGGACTTCTTTCATCTATCCAATTTGTATTACTTCCCAAAGTCTTTTTCCTTTTCTCTTCTTTTCATCATCTGCCCATGGCTGTCCTTAACATATAGAAATAAATCTTTAAATTAAAGACAGGGCTTCGCCCATTTGTACTACATCGTAATCACAGCACTTGCGGTGAGGATTCAACGAGACCCAAGCATCTGCCCGTAGTCCCTCCAGAACCAACATTGATGTGATCTCTAAACGCCCTGAAGTGTTACCAGTGTACCATGACTATTTTTCAAATG